GATTCAGTACTAGTTGACGGTGCCTTACGCAATATCGGTGGATTTGGAGTCGAAGTTGTTGAGTCTATGGAAAACAATGTAATTCTGTTCACTCCTTATGAAAACCTTGCTGTTGTTTCTGGTTTGACTGTTACTTTGACAACTGCTGCTCAAGACAGCCGTGCCGTTGCAAAACAGGCAACATATCACTTCATGCTTGATGATATTGACTTCATCATTCGTGAACCTAAAGCACTAGCTTACTTCGGTATTGATGCTACTCCAGAAGGATAAGAAAGGGAACGGTGAAAAACATGGCAAAATACAATGTTTTAAAAAAGTTCCGTGATAAAGAAACTAAAGAAGTTTATGAAGCAGGGACGGTCATTGATATGACCGTTAAACGTGCTGAAGAAGTTGCTGTAAATCTAGATAATTCTTTCTTAGAATGTGTTGAAGAAAAGAAAGAAGACAAGAAAGCTGGCAAAGACGATCAGAAGGAAGACAAAAAAGAAAAGTAGGTGAAGATCATGTCTGAACCTTATGTTGATGAAGTCTTTTATAAGGATGATTACGAGGGAACACCTGTTGAAGCTGGGGACTTCTCTCGTCTATCCAAAAGGGCTTCGGACATTATTGATTCTTTAACAGATTATCAAGTGCCTAAAATTGGTTTGGATAAATTTTCCGAACATGTACAGCTGCTGATTAAAAAAGCATGTTGTGCTCAAATAGAATACTATCAAGTTGAAGGTATAGATCTTGATGTTACTGGAAATACTTTGAGCGGTCAAAGCGCTTCTATCGGCGGGTTTAGCTATTCTAGCGCAACAACGTCAACGAGTAAGCAAGCCAATCGGGTCGCTCCAAATTGTCTTTCATATCTAGAGGGAACCGGTCTTTTGAGAAAAAGGAGTGTGAGGATCGGTGTCATTTAAGCCAATACCTAAACACTTGTTGATTCATGAGGTTATCTATCAGGCTCCAAAGCCTGATGATGATGGCTCAATGGGAAGTGGTGAACTACCTAACCCACAGAAGATTGAACATGTGAGGTTTACTCCTAAGCGAAAAAGAATTATAAAAACGGATAATACAGAGGTTTTGACTAACGGAATTTTGTACGTCGATGCTGTTAATTCAAAACCTTTTGTAAATCCTAGCGAGGATGGAACAATTACATTTCAAAACCGCAAACTAAAAATCGTTGAATGCTATGAGGTTTTCACGGACCAGTTAAATCCACATCATATTGAGGTGATGTTGCAATGAGCGGAAGATTTGAAGGTAATTTTGATCGTATTGAGAGAGCTATCGAATCCGCTCTGAATCCGACCGCAATCGCATTTGCTAAAGCGGCTAATCAGTATGTTAAGAAAGACACTGGGGCAACCGAAGCTAGTGTTTGGGTTGATAGTGATTTCCCAAAAGGAAAACTGGTATGGGGTACAGAGTATGCTGGGTACGCATATTATAGGGGAACTCCATCTAAAAACCACAATCCTCAAGCATCCATACGATGGGCTGAGGTTGCGAAAGCTCAAGATATGGATGAAGTACTGGATGTGGCAGAAAAAGCAATTAAGGAGGCTCTGTGATGGATTTATTTGCACGAATTGCTGATCACTTACGTTTATTAGGACTTGAAACACCAAGAGTAACAAGCACTGGGAAGCAAATCATTCAAGAAGACAAACCTCCTCAGGACAATGAACGAGATCTATCTATACAAGGGATTGCAACAGGACAAGGGAAGCAGGACTTGGCTAGAAACAGGCAAATTCCGTTCATGGTTCAAATCATTATCAAAAACACAAACCAATCACAAGCTTTTAACGATGCTTGGAAGATTGCAGATAGCTTTGATAAATTGCCAAGAAAAGAAAATGGTGAATGGGTCACACTTCGCTCGAGTGATGGCTCATTTTTGTTTGATTCGAGCGAAGTTTACACACAACCTAGAAATTTAGGAATTCAAGAGCATGATGCATATCTTTATGTACTCACTGTTCGATTAAATATAAGTAAATAGGAGGAAATTTCATGAAAATGAATTTACAGTATTTTGCAGCTGGTGAAGGCTATTCACCTAACTGGATGAACAAATATGAAATCGGTGTAGCAGCAACGGTCGGAGAAAACGGAAAACTTGTGCCTCCAACGACTGTTCACGAACTAGCAGATGGTATTCAGGAAGCAACACCTTCCCAAGATGAATCATCTGAAACATATGAATATTACGGTGATAAGGGTGGATCAAACACCGATATCACACGTGTTACTGGTGTTTATGCTTTTACAGGTCATCGAAAATATGCTACTGATGCAGCGCAAGAATTTGTACGCGATCGCTTAAACAAAGCTGGACAAGATCGAATTGTTTTCTTCCGTCATACTGAGCCAGATGGTCGTGTAATTCAAGGTAATGCTACCTTGTCAGGTATCGTTCATACCGGTGGGGGACCAAACAACCGTGGTAACTTTGAAATGCAGGTATCTTTCAATGGTGTTCCAGAAGATACCAAACCAGATACAACCCCAGAAGGCTAGTCATTGTACTAGCCTTTTTCTTTTACATAAAAAAATAGGAGGAATTACAAATGTCAAAAAACAATTTAATCGAGGTAGGTTTTAAGAAGCAGGTTCAACCAGTAAGAATTGCGGGTTTAGATTTCGGTATAAAAACAGGTAAGAAGTATCGTGATCAGTATTTGTCAGAATTACCCAAAATGCTTGAAGTTATTCAAGAGCAAGAAAAGGTTATTAAAACAGCTTCTGAATCAGGTGATTACGAAGCAATCGTTGAAGCTAATAAGAAGGTTGAATCCGTTGTCAAAGACGTTATTGATCTAGTGTTAGGTGAGGGGGCTTTCGATAAGCTGATGGATGCTGCAGATGATGAAATTGATTTGGTAGTCGGAGCATTCCTTGAAGTTGCTGACCAGTATAAAAAGCTTCAAACAAAACAAAAAGCCCAATCCTATATCGATGGTAAAAAGAAATAGAGGTGATGCTTTATGGCATTATCTCTTGCTTGGGGTATTGATGATTCGGTCGTAATCAATGAAAACACTTATGAATTAAATCTAGAATTTTCTCGTGTTCTACGATGGTACGAAATGTGGAAAGATCCCGAATTATCTAAAGAAGGAAAAGTACTATATTCCATTATCTTAATTTTATCCCATGATTGGGCGGAAGAACTTCCCGAAACGATTGAAGAATTAGCAGAAATTATTCCGCAAGATGATTTAATTCCATTATCAAACGCTATCATTAAAAGGATTGCCGGGGATCAATTTGAAAGCACAACAGTCAAACGTGATTTAAAAGGAAATATTTTAGAGGACGAGGAAAAGAAGTGGTATGAATTCGAACAGGATTCTGGCTACATCTATTCCTCTTTTTTGATGGATTATGGGATGGATTTGATGGTGGAAAGAAGCAAGGGAACACTGCAATGGGATAAGTTTAACCATTTATTAGCTGGTTTGTCTGAGAATACCAAGTTTAAAAATGTCATCAAGATTCGCATGATGGAATACCCAGAAAAAGCCACACCAGATGAAATTGAAGAAATAAGAAAAGCAAAATTAGCGGTGGCTTTGAAAGAAGATCGAGCAAACTTGGAATTTGAAATGATGGATCTTAAGCAAAAACGTGAATACATGTTGAAAAAACAAGAAGAAAGAGGTGAGGTGAAGGATGAATGATGGTTCCGTAATCATTGGTGTCGAATTTAATACCGACAAAGCACGAAAGCAGTATCAAGATTTTGGTAATGAAGCGGCTCAACAGTTAGACAACAAGATTGGAAAGTCCAAAGCCTTCAACTCACTTTCTGAACAATCTGTTGAGTTTGCCAAAAAAGCTAGCTTGAGCATTTTAGCTGTCGGTACTGCTGTCGCTGGATTCTCAATTAAGGCTGCTGGCGATATGCAAGCGATGGATGCGCAATTTTCACAGGTTTTCGGTAATTTAGAAAAGGATGCTCAAAGTAGTATTGATTCAATTTCGAAAGAAACAAATATCCTACCTAACCGCTTGAAACCAGCCTTCACTTCTATGGCTGCATTTGCAAAGACG